AAAAGATTGTAGATACAAGACCAACAATACCAAATCAAAATGGAAACTAAATTTAAAATACCTACCATAAAACAGAAGAAAGACAAACACTTTGTCATTAAGAAAGTAGAAGGTCAAAAGTCTGTTAAGCAAACCGATTCAGAAAACAGAATTGTGAAGTTTATTGCAAACACTTATTTCTTCATTGATTCTGATTTTGACATGTTAATTCCTAAATGTGCAGCAAAATCAATTGCAGACCGTGGACCTAAATCAGATGCAACAGCAAAAATCAAGCATCAGTCAGACCACGTGTTGAACACAAAAAATGTTGTTGGAAGGTTCACTGTATTAGATGAAAGAAACATTGATGGAAAAGAAGTGATGTATTGTGAATCATTCATTCCTGAAACTACAAAAGGAAATGATGACCTTGTTAACTACAAAGAAGATATTTATGACAATCATTCAATTGGCTTCAGATATAAGTCATTGATTTGGGCAAGTCCTGACAGTGAAAATGAATTGTCTGTTGCTGCTTGGAATGAGTATTTCCCTAAAGCATTAAACCCTGAAAAGGCTGAAGAACATGGTGGTTTTTGGGTAATAAAAGAAATTGAACTATTTGAAATCAGTGTTGTTTCATACGGTGCAAATTCGTTAACAGCGAACTTGACAGGAAAATCAAAAGATGGAACAAACGAAATCAAACAAAATCTGATTGCAAGATTAGATGATATAAATGCACAACTTAAATCAAACGTGGAATCTAAGCAGATGCAATCAAACTTAAAAATGCAGATGCTACAGATGAAGCAAATAATCACCGACTTGAATATTATTGAGCCGTCTGAAAAGGACACTTTTAAAGCAAAGAAGCCGTCTAATATTGACACTAATGATGTGAAGGTCAACAAATTTTTAAAAGTAATTAATCCAGTAAAAAACAATTAAATTTTATCAAAATGAAAAACTTAAATTTATTAAAAACATTAATGGTTTTCGGTTTAGTGTTGTTCGGTGGAACAATGTTTGCTGAATCATTTAATGAAATCGGTAACGGAATAGCATCACTTTTCGACCTTAATGGTTCAATTGCAGATGTTTTTTCAAATGGAATACACATTGGCGGTGCTGCTTTAGCAAGTGGACCTGCTTTATTAACAATCAAAGGTGATGTTTTCGAAATCAAATCACCTGAAGAACTTGCGAAGTTGAATGAAACTGAACAAGAAAAATACATGGCTGAATTATTCGAAGCACAAACAAACACAATTTTAAAACTTCAAGAAGAACTTGAAAAGAATGGTGCAAAAGGTGGTGACAATGAAAAAGCAATTTCAGAATTAAGAAATGAAGCATATAAGTCTATGGAAAGAATTATGAAGGCTCAAGGTGCTGAAATCGAAAAACTGAAAATGGGTAACATAGAAATGCCACAGACAGCAGGTGTTCAAATATCTAAATGGTTAAGTGATAACCACGAAGAATTGAAATCTATTGCACAAAAAGGTTCAGGTATTATGGAATTAACTATAAAAGCACCTGAAAGTTTAACAACAGGTTCTGCAACAAACCCTGATGGAATTCCTGAATTAATTGGAACACAGGTTGCACCTGCAGGAAATGTGAACTTAATGCCTTCTATTGTTGAACCATTAGTGACAACAATTGCAACTTCTTTGGCTGCTTATGCATACACTGAAACTGTACCAAAAGACGGTGATTATGAATTTATTGCAGAAGGAACAATCAAGCCACAAATTGATTTCAAAATCGAAACTAGATATGCTGAACCTGTAAAGGCTGCTGCTTATGAAGTTTTAACAACTGAATCAGTTCAAGACATCAGAGGTATGCAATCAATAGCAAATGACTTTTTAAGAAAGAAACATGCATTGAAAAAGCAAAATGGAATCTTGTTTGGTGACGGTGTTTCTCCAAATCCAACAGGTGCAACAGTTTATGGACGTGCATTTGTTGCAGGTTCTATGGCTGCACAAGTTTCAGACCCAAACATTATGGACGTAATTAATGCCTGTATAACTGATATTTACACAACACACAACTATCAAGATGAAACGCCTTACAAAGCGAATCTTGCAATGTTGAACCCTGTTGATTTCTTCTTGCAGTTTGTTTCTGCTAAAGATGCAGATGGAAAACCTTTATTTCCAACAGCAAGTTTATTCAATAGAGTTGTGATAGGTGGTGTTACAATCATACCTTTTGAAGACATACCTGCAGGAAAAGTGTTTGTTGCTGATTTAAGCAAGTACAACATTACAAACTACATTGATTACACTGTTAAGATTGGATGGATTAACGACCAATTAATCACAAACCAATTCACAATGGTTGGTGAAAGTAGATTTCACGCATTTGTTAAAAAATTAGATGAACAAGCATTCATTTATGATGACATTGCAACTGTATCTGCAGCTATCTTAAAGCCTTAATATAGTTTAACCTCTATGACCCTGCATTGAAAAATGCGGGGTTTTGGTGGTAAAAGACGTTAATAACCAATAACACAACATTATGTATATTTATTTAAAACTAACAGAAGACCACAAGTCAGGTAAATTTTTCAAAGATGATATTTTAAAACTTCCTAAAGCTGCAAAAGATGCTTGGATGGCAACAGGAATAGTTGAAGAATCAACAAAGAAAGAATTTGACAAGTGGAATGCTGACAAGCAAAAAGACATTCAATCAAAAGCAAAGGAAGCAGCAAAAGCACACTTTGAAAAAGTTGAAGCAATGAATGAAAAATCTAAACAAGCAAAGCAAGAAAATAAAGAGAAACTTGAAAACAGTCAAGTTCAGGAAGGTAAAGAAGTAAAAGAAGATGATTTGGGAAACGAATCAAGCACCAATTCAGACAATGGTGGAAATGGTGCGTCAGAAGATTTATTGTTCCATACATTGACTAAAGAAGACATTGAAGAAAATTCTGAATTAACAGAAGGATTCAATGCAGGTGATGAAATCGAAGTTGATGAACAAGGAACTTGGTTGCTTGGTGAAGATGAAAAACTAATAAAGAAGTAAAAACAACACAACCCCATCATTAGTTTGGTGGGGTTTTAATACTAAAACAAATGTCATTATACATTGCAGAATCAGATTTACAAGGACAGACCAAGGTTGCTAAAGACATCTACACTAAAAGTGAGGTTCAGAAGTACTTGGACAAGTTTGAAGTGCAATACCTTCAAGACCTTCTTGGTTGTGAATTATATGATGAATTTGCAACTGATTTTGCAATCTTAGGAAATGAACCAACAGACCCAAAGTTTGTTGCCATTTGGAATGCATTCTGTAAAGATGGAAATTGTGGTGACATTAAAAGAAGTCAAGGAATGAAAGAAATGCTTGGTCTTTTCATTTACTTTGAATACCTACGTGACCAATTCGCAAAGAACAACATTGGTGGAATGCAGAAAAATGAACAAGCAAATTCAACAGCACTAGATTCACAAGGAACAAATGTTTATACAAATTACAATGAAGCCTTGGAAACATACTGTTCAATACAGTGGTACATTACCACAAACCCTGACAACTATGATTATGACAATTATAATGGTCAATATCAAGAAATTATATCAATGTTTTAAAAGATAAATTATGAGTGCTAATATAGAAATAAACTTCAATTTTGGTGATGGAACAACACATGATGCTTCTGTTTCTGAAATTTCTGAACCACAATTAATTTGTCACGATTACACTTGGTTATTAGTGCCAAAGTCAAGTGGACTTGATGCATCACCAACCTATTCATTTGAAGTAAGTGATGACAATATCAATTGGCAAGAATTCCAACCTGAAACAAAAGATGCTGCAATTGACCAACCATTTCAGAAATCTGATTTAGCAGGTTTATATTTTAGAATTAATTACAATGCACAAACCAACACAACAGGAACAGTTGCATTCACACTAACAGGAAAAAAGAACTAAGATGCCAAATTTACCTGTCATAGACTTAGATGCAACAGGCGGTGGAAACTCTCAAGGGTCTTCCTATGTTGGAACATTTCTGAATTATTCAGATTTAGTTGCAAACTTTCCGACTGCAAATTTTGGTGACTTCGCAGTTGTTGAAAACAGTCAGGGTACTGCGTGGCTTCCTTGGACTGTTGGTGGTACTTATTACCCTGAAGGCACATATTATTGGGATGGCACAGAATGGATTTCTAATGTTGAAGACATTGCAGAAGAACTTCAAAACATAATTGACAATGCAAACACACAGGGTCTTCCTGATGTTCTTGCCATAGAAAACAGAACAATTGGAAATGATGTTGTATTCTCAAACAATGACAGGTCTGTTGCAGAAAACGGTGGTAGCTTTCTCGATTTAAGAAGTGGACCAAACTATGCTTTTGACGGTGTTGAAGTTGGCGGTTCTGTTGCAGGTTTTACATACAATTTTGCAGGTGACTTGACTTTTGCTTTTTCAATAGGAACAGAAGTTCGTGTCAGAAACACACAGAATGGTTCAAACGATGGTGTTCACACATTAACTGTTGCAACATTTGATGGTGTTAATACAAGAATTCAATGGTCAGGAATTGTCACTGAATTGTCTTCACCTTATGGAAGTCTGATAATACCTACAGACGGTTATTCTACACTTGGACAAGATGAATATAAGTTTGAAATACAAGATTTAGGTGGTGGTTTTACAATAACAACAATGTTAAACAAACAAAGTGAAGATGCATTCACTGAATTTTATTCTTTCTTTGGGTATCAATATATTTGGGCATTTAACACAGAAGATGTTGACCCATTAAAACACAGGCGTGGTGGTTTCACAGTTCACAACACATTGGGTTCAAGTGGTGCTGTCACACTTGGTGATGTTGATTCACCTGTCACATCAATGGGTGTCAACAGGGTTACTTTTGCAATAGATTCAAAAAACATTGGTGTTGGTGGTGCGAAATATATTTTTGCTAAGACAGATGAAGCATTCTATTCAAGAAGGTTCATCATTAACCATGAAGGTGTTGGAGTTGATGGACACACTTCTGAAACTGTCATTGATTGTGTAAAACCTACAGCCGACAGAACTTGGTTAATACCTGACAAGTCAGATACATTTGCAGGGTTAAAAGATATTAGTGCAAGTAAAGGAAATTTCATTAAAGGTATTCTTGATGTAGCAACACTTACTGCTACTGTTGATGATTGGTCTCCTGCTGGATTCGATGCAGATACGGATTTAATTCGTGTAGATGTTAATGCAAACAACAGACAAATAACGGGTATTATTGCACCTGCTGTTGGTGTTAATAGAATTTTAGGTGTTAATAACACAAATGGTGCTTCATTCGATATAAGATTTATGCACAATAATGGTTCAAGTTTAGCACAAAACAGATTCCTTTTGAGAGATAATGGTAATAAAGCAATTAAGCCAAATGAAACAGCTTGGTTTTGGTACGACCATAGTGTTCAAAGATGGAAACCTTTTAATAGAGTAGGATAATGGCAAGAAAATTTTACAAAGAAGATAACGAGTCAATACCTGCAATAGTTTATGAATTATCGCAACCTGTTGATTACACAGAGATAACAGATTCGGAAGAATTAAAAAGACTTTATATTGGATTATACAAGCAAAGAGAAATAGACGGTTTAAATTATTTCGATGATTTTAGAGCAAGTATAATGATGGATATAATTGCAGGAACTTATACAGAAACAGAGGTTTTTAATTTAGAAACTCATATTAAAAACTTGCAAGATGAGGTGATTTTAGGTAATTGGCTGACTGCACAAAACACAAATAACAATTTAGCTTTAAGTGGTATTTATGACCAAGCAATGAAAGACGAAATACAAACATACATAGATGACTATGTTCAAAATAATTATTAAGATGACAAGCAAGATGCTAGACACAGGAAAAGTTTTAATTGTGACAGCAAGTGCAATCACAATTGGTGAAATTGAAATTTCCATTGAAATCATAAAGAATTCATTAACAATTGCATCAATTATTTTGGCAATGTCTTACACTGTATGGAAATGGGTACGTGATATAAAAAAAGGAAAATGAAAAAATTAACAGAAATACTAAAATTAATCAGTTCGATTGTTGCTGTTCTTGCAATAGTAATGGCAATTTCAAAACCTCACATTGAAGAATTCATTGATGAAAGAATTGAACAGCAAGTGATTTCACCTGTTGTTCTAGGAAAAGCAATGAACAGTCCTTTTATGTTAGATTATAAACAGGACCAAAAGAGAGAGTGGGAACAAATCGAATTGAATAAAGAAGATAGCAAATTAAAATTCAGCTACAGTCTTGTTAATAAAACAGGAATGAACAAAGATGCTATGTCAGACACCCTTGCAAGTATGATAAAACAACACTGCTTAAATAGAAGATATGTGACAGAAGAAGAATGCATCAAGAACACTAAAAAATATTGCAAAGCACGTGAAAGACACACAATGTTAAGAAACTAAAATGCTAGATGTTAACCTACATACAATTAAAAGTGAATTAAGCGTTGGATTGATACGTTTGAATATTGTCTATCCAATGACAAAGAAAAGTCATTTCAGGCTATTAAATAACCTTTCTGTGACACTTTCTAATGATTCAACTATAATCATTCCAAAAGACTTTGAATTTGATGGTAGTTCAGCACCAAGATTCTTATGGTGGTTATTCCCTTCTTATGGTGATTTTTTCTTTGCAGCCTTGGTTCACGATTGGTTGTATCAAAACAAATACATGTCAGAAGACCTTGGTGACAAATATGCACAAAAGTTTGCAGACAAAGAAATGTTGATTTGGTCCAATAGAATCAATGACAGACATTTTGGAAAGATGGTTGACAATTATTGCAGATATTATTCAGTTAGAATATTTGGAAAAAAAGTTTATAAAAAATGAATCAGTTAACAGTTGACATATTTCGTGACATAGTTTCTTCAATGACTGCAGATGTAGTTGTGACAGATGTTGTCAACAATGGTGATGGAACATTCACACTTTCTTCTGATTGCACTTGGTGGATTCGTCCTGAAGAAACACATTCAATCGGTGGAAATGATTATATCATCACAGACTTCTTAATCAACCAATGGATTAAAGTGAAGCCTGATGGACATGCAGTTGTTCCAACTCCAACAACAATTGTACTTGATGCACCTACATACATTCACGGAACACTGAAGATGGCTGCAAATGAAGTCAATGCAGAAACTGACAAAACAAAATTATGTCCTTTCATTTACCTGTTTGAAATAATCACAGAACGTGACAACAATGATGAAGAAAGTATGATTGACCGTGAAGTTGAACTTCGTTTCTTCTTCCTTAATTCTGTGAATTCAGGTGATTGGTTAACTGAACAGCATTATCAATATTTCGTTGCACCAATGAAACAAATGGTGAAACTGTTCTATGATAAAATAAGAAATTCAAAATTATTCATTGACAATGCACGTCACGATGACACAACTTTGATAAATGTTTCTGAAAATGGAACACAAGAAAAGTCCGTGTTTGATTGTAATTTGTCAGGAATTGAATCAAGAATGTTTGCGGAAATCCGTGAAGATTTGAGTTGTATAAATAAATGTAAATGTTAAATTAAAACCCAAAAATTATGAGTATTGTATGCGATTGCAGTAGTTTAGGAGGAAACACAGGAACACCTACGTGTTACGGAGTTTTTGACGTTACTGTTAAAGTAGTTTTGGTTAACTACTACAAAGCTGATGGAAGTATAAATGGCATTGATTTGTCAACACTTTCTGCAGGTGGCACAGTATTAAGCCAAACTGATTGGGATGCCTTAACGAACAATGTAAGTTCACAAGAAAGGTATTACCCAACCCCAAGTTTAAAAAATGTAGTTGATGAAAGAGCAGAAGACATCACTGAAGAATTTGAAGACACAACAACTGTTTTCATTCAGGATGGTGCAAGAACTTTCACAGGACTAATTGTTGCAGGTGACCCTATTATGTTAGGAAACTTACAGCAATGGCGTTGTGTGACTGCAGGTGCTTTCTTCATTGACAAGTCAGGAAACTTAATTGGAAACTGTCAGCGTGAAGGATTCCTTGACCCTGTATTGATTCAAGATGAATCATTCAGTGCTATGTTTATGAAAGGAACTGACACAACAAAACAGAAAGTTCAAATGAGTTTCACAGTTGACACATTGATGAATGATTCTGACCTTGGAATGATTGAAGCTGTTAACATAACTGCAGACCTTAAAGGGTCACGTGGTCTTGTTGATGTAGTTGCAGGAACTCCAAGTGGAATTTCAACAACTGAATTCACAGTTCAATTAAACACAAAATATGGTGGTAAATTAAATCCAATAGCTGCTGAAGGACTTCAACTTGCAGATTTTGCAATGGCTGAAATCAGTCCAACACCTGCAACAATTGTGATTTCTTCTGTGACTGAAAGTGCAGTGACACCAGGTCTTTACACTTTCACGTTCCCTGCAGAATCGAGTGGTGATGTCTTACAAGTTACGAACACAACGGTTTCACCGTTAACGAAACAGTATGACTTAGCACCGTTCACTGTTACTATTCCGTAATGGCTGAAGGGAAAGCAAAGGATTTACCAAACAAGGTTTTAACTTTCGGTAATACACAAATAAATTCTAGTTCATTAGGGAACATGACAAAAGAAGAATATTTGAAAATGTATGAAGGTAAAATCAGTATCGGTGCTAAAAACACATTGAAAGATGTGAAGAAGTACCTGAAGAAGTAAATTAACAAGGGGGTGGAATTCAAACACCACCCCTTTTTTAAAACAAGAAAAGATGTCAGGAAGGTTTTTCATACCAATGCGAAAGGTTCTAAATCAGATTATCAATTTAGATATTGACCAAATTGCATTTGATATTGCAAGGACAGACACCTTTAAAAAGCTAGTGATTAGTTTGAACACTGAAGGAACACCAACATCACAATTGTTTGAACTTGGTGAAGATTCAACAGGAACAAAACTTTCACAGATTGGTGGTGATTATTCACCATTCACAGTGCAGGAAAAGCAAAGGAAAGGTCAACCGACTAACAGAATCACACTGAAAGACACAGGTGATTTTTACAGGTCGTTTAATGTAGTACCTTTCAAGGGTGGTTTCAGAATTGAAGCCGACACAATAAAAGACGGTGAAGACCTTCAAGAAAGTTGGGGTCAAAACATTGTCGGACTTAGTCCACAAAATTTGGAAATAATTATAAATTTTTATAGAAATGCGGTCCAAGAAAAAGTCAACAACAGAATCAAAGCAGCTTGATTGTTTCAGGTCAATTGATTCTTTGCCTATTAAAATATGGTTTGACATTCACAAAACAGGTGATTTTCGTTTGCTTTTGAAGGAAATCGTGACTATAAATGCAAAACAATTTCAAGAATTGTTTGAAGTTTGGAATGAAATTTATAATCAATATATTGAAATGTTTGGTCTGTCTGAAGAATTTCTTGCAGACCTTAATCAACAGGTTCAGTTGGCTAACTACAAAGCAGAATTTATCATCACAGGTGACAGATACTTCAAGACACTAATCAAGATTGAAGAAGCAAAGATTGAGTTTGAAAATAAAGGAAAAGGTGAACCAATGGAACTTGAAATGCTTTTGGCAAAGATGTCAAAATATTATGGTTTCAAATTAGAATCAAAAGAACTGACAGTTGTTCAATATTATTCATACTTAAAGAACGTGAAAAATGGCTGATACAATAAAAAATGATGACATATTTCAACAAGGACTGTTCAATAAAACTGTTGAAGAAGCAAAGGCACTTTTAAAAGTTCTTAATGAATTAGAACAAGAATTCAAAGATGTTGCAAAAGCACAGCAACAGATTATAAATAATGAAGACCAAAAGACAATTCAAAGTGTTCAAAGAACTAAGAATGCTGTTCAGCAATTAAACGAAGTTCAAAGGAATGCAATCAAAATAGAGAATCAAAAGAAGTCTTTATCTGATAAATTAATTCAAGCTAATTCAAAGCAGAATAAACAGATACAAGAATTAAGGGTTCAGATTCAACTTCAAAACAAAGCAACAAAGCAACTGACATTGGAAAATTCAAAGGTTGTTGGTTCTTATGCTGCACTATCTGCAAGACTAAATAGGATTCGAAAGGAATATAAGAATGTTGCAATTTCAGAAGGTGAAGCATCAGCAAATGCAACCAAGTTAAGAACAGAAGTTCTGAAGCTAGATGCACAACTGAAAAGAGTTGATAAAAGTGCAGGACAATCACAAAGAAGTGTTGGTGCATACGGAAATGCATTTAGTCGTGCAGGTAATTCACTAAGAAGTTTTGCAGGTGCTTTGGGAATCACTGCAGGTGTTGCAGGTCTTGCAAGGGCGTTGTCTAATTCAATTAAAATAGCACGTGATTTTGAACAAGGTAATGCAAATCTTGCTGCAGTTTTAGGAACAAACAGAAGTGAAATAACTGCATTGACAGAAGATGCAAAACGTCTTGGTTCACAGACTTCATTTACTGCATCACAAGTTTCAGAACTGCAAACTGCTTATGCAAAACTTGGATTCAATGAACAAGAAATTCTGAATGCAACAGAAGCAACATTAAATCTTGCAGCAGCAACAGGAAGTGACCTTGGTGAAGCAGCAGCAATTGCAGGTGCAACACTTGGTGGTTTTGGCTTAGATGCTGACCAAACTGCACGTGTCACAGATGTAATGGCAAAGGCTTTTTCTTCTTCTGCATTAGACTTAGAGAAATTCAAAGAATCAATGAAGGATGCTGCACCTGCAGCGAAAGCAGTTGGTGTTGATGTTGAACAAACAACTGCACTTCTTGGTGAATTAGCCAATGCAGGAATCAGTGGTTCAAAAGCAGGTAATGCATTAAAAGCAGGATTTATTGAATTGAATGATGCAGGTTTAACACTTGACAATGCACTTGAAAAGATTGAAAAGAGTAACAACAAACTTGCAACAGCAACACAACTTGTTGGAAAACGTGCAGCAACATCATTCCTTGTTTTATCAAGCGGTGTTAAAACTACAAATGAACTTGAAAAGAGTTTAAGAAATGCAGGTGGTGCAGCAGAAGAAATGGCAAGGGAACAACTTGACACCTTAGATGGTAGAATTAAGATTTTAAATTCTGCTTGGGAAGGTCTTGTTCTAAATTTATTAAGTGGTGAAAGTGCCTTCAGTAAAGTTGCTGAATCAATTGTTGAAGCAGCAACGAATTTTGTCAGTTTCTTAACAGTGACAGAATCATTGTCTGATGAAATACAAAAACAAGCAGACAGCCTGACAACTTTGGTTGTAAAGTTAAATGATGTTAACACCAACACATCAACTAGGTTGGAAATTATGCAGGACCTTAACAGAAATTATCCTGCACTTTTAAAGAATCTAGGATTTGAAACAGTTGGACTTAACAATGTCAATGAAGCCGTTTCAGCATTAAACAAGAACCTTTCAGAAAGGGCAAACATTCAGAAGGCTGTTGAAGAAGTTACAGGATTAAACAATTCACAAACCAATTTCGCTGCACGTTCTGAAAAGATAAGAAATGAATTCATATTCCAAGGAACTAAAAACCTTCAGGAAAATGGAAAAGCAAATCTTCTTGTCAATAAAACACTTGACGAACAAGTTCAAATCATTAGAGAAAATCAGACATTTTGGCAAAGTCTAACAAATGAATATAAGGGTGTTACAAGTGCAGAAACAGACCTTAACAACATAATAAAAAACAACAGTGAAAACCTTGCAGAAAACAAGGAATTCATTGAAAGTGTCATCAAGTCAAAAAAGGACTTGGAAAATCTGACAACAGAAGAACTTCGTGCATTAGTTAAGTCAAACATTTTACGTGGTGAAGACCTACAGCAACAAGCAAAAGAAATCATAATTCTTAGAGAACGTCAACAAGTTACTGAAGAAGAAACTGAAGCAATTGAACAGAACACAGAAGCCAAAGGAAAGAACGTGAAGAAATCACGTGAACTTTCAGGACTTATCGAAAAACAGGCAAAGGTTGTTTCAGACCTGCAGGAACAGTTGAAACGTGCAACAAGTGAAGAAGAAGTTTTCAGTATAAGTTTTGACATTAAATTTGAATCTGAAGAACTTAACAGAATCAAAAGAATTGCTTCATCTACTATTGAAGAAATAAACAAAATCGAACTTGATTTAATTGAGGACCAAACAGAAAAAAGAATTGCAAAGGAAAAGGAAAAGTCACAAAAAATAATTGAAATAATTCAAACGAATTCAAAAATCACACAAGCAAAACGTGAAGAATTAATAATTCAGGAAACGCAAAGACTTGAAAGATTTGAAAGAAGTGCAGAATTAAAAGCAGGACAAAGAAGAATCAAAGAAGCGGAAGCAATTTCAAAAGCAGAATTTGAACAAAGAAGGAAAGGATTCAACAATGAAAAAGAGTTTGAAAAGGAAAAGGAAAAACAATTTTTAGCAATTAGAAAACAGTCAATTGAATCTGAAATATTATTGATTGAACAACTTGGTGGTGAAGGTTCAGAAGTTAGACTTCAACAATTGAAAGCAGAATTGGAAGGTTTGGGAAAAGTAGGAAAAGGATTTGAAGAATTAGAATTCCAAATTGGTGATGCGGTTCAGGTTATTGGTGAACTTATTGATGATGCATTTGAAAGAAGAATTGAAAAGATTGGTGAACAATTAGACAAGACAGGTGAAAATGTTGACAGATTGCGTGAAAAGGCTGCTGAAGGTCAACTTTCTGCAGAAGAATCAATTGCATTTGAACAAAAGAAAGAAGCAGAACTTGAACAACAAAGGGAACGTGAAAGAAAAAGACAACAAAGGACACAGGCTTTCTTTGCGGTTCTTTCTTCATTCCAAGCAAATGATGGAAACCTTGCAAAGACAATCACAGATATTGGTGTTCTTAGAGCATTAGCGAATGGATTTAGTGCATTTGATGGAACAGATGACACAGGTGCAGGAAGCAATCTTGATTCAAAAGGTGGTCGTTTGTGGATGATACACCCACACGAACAGATTTATTCTAAAGAAGATAGAAAGGACTTAGGATTCAGAACAAGACAAGAAGTCAAGGACATTGTGAAAATGTACGACAGTGGAATGTTGAACGACTTAATGGTGCATGATGCATCAAACCAGTTCTTGAATCCAAGTTCTTTTGTTCTTAATGGAATGGACACAAGCAGAATGGAAAGCAAGTTGGACCAACTGAATCAGTCAATCAAGAACATTAAAGTGCCTGAAAAAGATTTCAACTTTGATGAATTAAAAGGAATTATTGCAATGCGTGAAAGGGTTGGAAATAGAGTGAAAACAACAAAAAGTAAATTAAGATAAAATGTCTGATATTTCTAAAAATACAGAAGCACAATACATTCTTAATGGTGTTGTTCGTAATGCACCAACAGAATGGGAGGACACAACCATCACTGCTGAATATGACAATGACAGTATTCAACCAAGCGTGACAACAGATGCCTATATTTTTAATTTAGAAGCAAGGAAAGCAATCAATGAATGGATTTCTGCAGGAACTTCAGGTGGTGTTGGAATATTTGAAGGAATGAATCTTGATTATAGACTTTTTAATCAGGACGGTATTTCTAAAATATTTGAAACACTAATTGATTTTACTAATGACTACAAAGATTTTCCTGATGATGGTGAAACTTCTGTTTCATTAAAAGACAGGAATGGTCTTGATGGTTTCTTTGAACAGTTAACAGGAACAACATTTGGTTATCTTGAAGACATAGGAGTTTTCACAAATGCAGATTATACAATTGTGCCTTATGTAGTTGAAAAGAAATTCAATCTGTTTGACATACTTATGACATCAATTGTTCTTTACTTGATGGTAAAAGAATTAGCCGTTTCAGTTCGAAACACTTCAGACGGAATTTCTTCTGTTGTTGCATTAACTGCAATTCCTTTAGGTGGACAAATTGGTGCAGCAGTCCGAGTTGTAGCAATTACATTGATTAATATTATTTACACAGCAGTTTTATTGTTAGCAATTATAGACCTTGCAATCACATTATTTAATACGCTTGTTCAACCTGTTAGAGAACACAAAGCATTGAAACTTAAAACAGCACTTGAAAAGGTTGCAAATCATTTTGGTTATAATTTTGTTGCACCGATAGATGAATATGAAAATGTTTATTTTTTACCTTCAAATCCAAATCTTGATGAAAAAGCATTCCTTGGTTTCATCAGTGTAACAAAAGGAACACAGTCAGGAATTCCAAATGTTCTTGATTATGGCTATTTGACAGAAGACATGTTCAAATTAGCACAAGACCTTCCGTTTGCTAAAATGGCAATCTATGGAAATACAATACATTTAAGACCAAAGAATGACCCTTTTTGGCTTCAAATTGCACAATGGTCTGCACCTGATATTTTATTAAATACATTAGAATACAACACAGACGAAATGAAAGCAACAAGGCTTTTGAAGTTTGGAACAGACCAAAATGATGAATACACAATTGACAACTACATTGGAACATCTGTTGAAATAAGAACACAACCAATCAGTGTGATAAATCCAAAATCTGTTCTTCTGAAAGGTCTTGATGAAGTAGATTTCATTGTTGCATTAGGAAATAGAAAAGATGAATTGAATGCAATTGAAAGGCTTCTGAAGGTTGTTGGAACTTTTATTGATACAGTGACAGGTGTTTTTGGTGGTGGTTCAAATTTTGCAGGTCAGATTGATGCAAAGGTTGGAATGCTTAAACAAACATCAAATTGGCACACACTTCCAAAATTATTGTACTTGAATAATGATGGTAAAATGCCAACAAACCACAGAACACTTTGGAATGCAGATGTTCTTTGGGAAAAATATCACAAAGAAAAATCATTTGTTCGTGATACATGGCACGGTCAAAAGTTCGTTTATAATGATGTGACAATTCCGTTTGGTCTTGGTGATTTTTTAATGCTTTTAACAAATCCATATTTTGATTTTAACGGTGAACAAGGGAAAATAAGTAAGTTTGTGTGGACACCTGCGAAAGATGAAGCGAAAATCAGCTTCTATGTTCGCAAACCATACACACACAATTTAGAAGAAATTAAATTAATTCCACAATAAAATGGAGAATCTAACAAAAATAGGTGAAATTCTATCAGAAGAACTGAAAGACAAACAATCTTTGATTGACCAAACAATGATTGATGTTGAAAAGTTAGATGACAAGGAAAAAGAAAAATACAAAAAAGAAATTGAACAGATGAAAGACATCAACATCAGATTCAAAGAAGTGTTGAAAGGTGGTGATGTTAACAAGATGAAAGATTTGATGCAAGAAGCAATGTCAAAATTAAAACAATAAGTTATGCCAATAAATGTAGTACCAAGGGAAACCAAGTTCTTTAATGAATTCAAAAATGATGTTGGATTTGGTGCAAACACTTCTGATTTCACGTTGAACTTAACAGGTTCAGTGATGGAAAATGTGAAAATGACTTCATACATTGAAGTTAATTGGAATGCTGCAGTCAGTGCAAATGACCCTTGGTCAGCAGATACAGTTGCACAAAAGATTTCAAAGACTGTTGGAACGTGGCAATCAAGTGGTTTCACGGTTGGTGACATTTGTGATTGGTCAGAAAATGGAATCATTGTTGCAAACATCACAATTGATTCAATTTCACCTGATGGTCTTATTATTTACTACACATTAAATTCAGGTTCAATCACAGACACAAACAATGCAGGTCTTATTGGAATGACACCACTGACTGCATCAGTTTATAAATTTGGACTATTAGAAAATCAAGAATCCTTCAATGTTGAATCTAAAGTTTCAGGAAATGACCAAGGCTACTATTCAGGAACAATTGGAATTGATGGTGGTGGTGGTCGTGACACTTCTTTTCAAACAATGATTAGACTTGGTTCACCACAAGATTGGCAAACAGGTTCAATGCAAATAAGATACGTTGACAATCCTTCACTTGATGTTCAGCGTTTTGAAGTAGAACACGAATTCACCATTGTTCCTTGGTACTTGGATGGTGAATTGACAAACCTTCAGAATGATATTATTCCACAATTATTTGATGGTCTTAACACACTTAAATATGTTTTTTCTTCAGGGTTCAGGTCTGTTCTGACAAATCAAAACACAGAAAAGATTTCTGTTAGTGACCAAAACCTTGGTTCAGTTGGATGGTACAATGAATCATTCAATGGATTTCAAGATGATTATGAAGTTGTTTCAGTTGATTATGAAGAACAAGCAACAACAAATGCTGCTGATGGTCTTCTTGTAGGAACTAAAACAAAGGTGACAGTTGTGGTTCAAAACAACATTGGAAACTTTTCTGCAGGTGAACGTGCAGGTGTTTATGTTTCTTATTTACCACAGCAAAGTGAATATCAAAACACTGTTCTAACAGATTTAAAACAAAATTTCCTATACGATAACGCAATCAATAATGGTGGTCTTGGTCCTGTTGTTGGTCAAGATTTTATCACCAACTTTGAAATCACTAACATTGTGACCAATACAATGACACTGACTTTTGATGTTGAATACAGTGTTGCACAAAAATTAAGACTAACAAATCTAAATTCACAAGCACCAATTTACTATGTTTTAGGTGTTCAACTTGGTGACATCACACTTGCTTCTTCTTCTTCAAACAGACTTGTTTTGATTGGTGATGTAAATGTGTATGATGTAAGTGCTGACATTCCTGATTTATGGAGTTTCCCAAAAATGGACATCTACACACACGAAAGACAAATTGGAGTTGACACAGGAAACACAGATGCAACAACTTGGATTGAAGACGGTCTTGCAATTGATTATAAAATGCAGCTTGATTTGAATAAGGATGCTGTTTTGAATTCAATGTCATTTATTTTAGTAGCATTTGACCCTGTCACACAGATTTATTTCGAATTAGACAGATATAATTTCAACATATTTCCTGCAGTTGTTTCTTCAGGAATACAGCAATTAATTGCAAACACAACACGTGGTTATCTACTTGACACAAGTGACCAATTCAATGAAGTGATTCTTTCTGTTGGTGCAAATGCTGCAGGAATACAAGACTATGATGGAAGGATTGGTCAAAAAATTAGTTGGCAAGATTGGTTGGAAAACCTAGGAGTGGACACAGTTTTCTTTGATGCTAATGAACCAAATAACAACCTGAACCATAAAGCATCTAATTATTCACTTCTTAATGGTTATGAAATAAGACTTGCATTTTTTGGAAATCTATTTGGAACAAACACACTTGGTGCAAGTGGACTAACAGACTACTTGATTTTAAGCCCAACAATAACTACTTATAATTATCAAGAAGATGGTGGTGCAAATATTTGGTCACACGTGATTGAAACATTTGATTCTACAGGAACAACAAACCTGAATGGTGCTATTTTAACAGGGCAAGACACATTGTTCAGGGCAACTTGGACAAATTCAGGTGGTCCTGTCACATCATTAATAGGGTTGTGGGGTATAAATAGAATTGAAGAAACTGACCAAGCAGGTTATGCAATTGAAGAAATTTCATCAAAATATGACCCACCTTCAGGACAGTTGTTGATTCCAAATTCAGGAACAAGACTTTTCATGTATCTTAATGCAGGAAATGTTGTGATGGAATGTTTTATAAATGGAAATGTTGCACAATCAAATATTAGCTACAATCTTTCAAGTAGAATACAAGATGACAATGTTGTGATTGGCGGTAAAGAAAAAGCAGAATCAACAGACAAGAAGGAAAAAGCAGAATCAACAGATATAAAATTAATTTCACCATGATAATAATTGAACAAGCAAATACAAATCCATACGCTTACAACAGTGGTAATGCAGGAAAGGTTCTTGGACCTTCTTTACCTGAAGTAACAGAACAAAACTTCAATGATGTTTGTATCTGTGATTTCATACAATGTGAATACAAAGAACACACCTTTGCAAGTCCTGCAAATCCTGATGACTTTTGGAAGAATGACAAGAATGAATTTTTATTCAAAAGATTTGTTCCTGTTGACACTGTTGAAATGGAACTTCACAAGGATGGTGTCAAAGTAGATGACCTAAACACAAATACTTATGGAACTTTTTTCAATGGATTTGCTTCAGGAAGTGCGGAACAACAATTGTATGTTGGTTATTTATTAGAATGGTTACTTGTTTACAATGCATTTGGTGCAGGAACTTACACTGTTGTTACTAATTTGAACATCATTGGTGTTGCAAGTACAGTGACAAGTCGTGAATTCAATCTAACTTTATACAATGACATTCTTGCAAATGGAACTGTCAGGATTGAAACAACACAAAACGGAAACATCTTTGGAAATCAATTTGACTTTACAGATTTAAATTGGTATCAAAGTTTAAGACTTCCTGCAATTTTTGGAAATCCAACACCTATTTTTGAAACAACAGACTACATGACAAGCACACACAAACGTGTTCAGAATAAAGCAAAGATGGGTCGTGAATGGACGTTAAACACAAAACTTATTTCTTGGCAAGTTGTAGAAAAATTAATCTATAATAAAATGCTAGGAAATGAAATACTTGTCACAGATTATCAAATAAAAGCAGAATCAATTTGGCGAAGGATTCCTGTTTTTATGCAGGAAGTGGAAAAACCTGAATTGCGTAACAATCCAAAAAGAAGATACAACATTAAATTCACAGATGAAAAAGACATATTTACAAAACGAAATTTTTAAAACCTCAAAAAAATGGCAATAACAGATAAAATACACGGCTACACACTTGAACGAACTTCAGGAACTATTCTTGGCACAGAATATCTTGACCTCGATGCAACAGATGACCTTGGTTCAACGTGGAATTCACATAAATTAACAATTGACAATCTTGTCACCTATATTGGTTCTAATGGTGTGAATCTTTACAATGCAAATGGAATCCTTCAATCTGAAAGAATTATTCTTTCACCAAATTTAGGAATCACATTTGATGCAGGTGACTTCACAATTGAAATGAATGATGAAGTTACAGACCATGCATTTATTTTGAACAACAGTGGTGGTCTTGAATGGGGTCGTTTTGGAATTGACCAAGGAACTGCATCAGGAATGTTGGAACTTTCAGACATTGGTGGAACTTGGTTTAGTGCTAATGATGGAAAAGTTGCAATTGGTGGAACAAATCCTGTTGGAATCTTAGATATTGAAACTCCAAATGGAAGTGATTTGCCGATAGGTATCTATGAAAACAGGGTTGGCGGTGCAAGTATAGGAGATGGTAATTCTATTAATTTTTATTACAATGATGACTTAGGTGCTAGAACATTAGGTGGGTTAATAAGTACAAGGATAGATGCTGCACCAACTACGGGTGATGTAAATATGTCAATGACATTAAACAATATGATTAAAATTCAACCTACTGAAAGAATATTAATGACCCCAAGTGCAGCAGCAGGTGCAGCAGTTGCATTTTGTGAAATAAGAGGTGATGCAACAACTCCAAATGAAACACTATTAGTTAAGTCAGGAAGTAATGGAACTGGTTCTGCTCTTTTGATTAGAAATTTAGCAGGACAAAACCTATTTTCTTTCAAATCTAATGGAGATTTTGACTTGAACCAATCAAATCTAAGCACAGGTGATTTTTCTTGGAGAGGTCAAACAGACAACAATGCAGTTTTCTTTGATGCTTCAAGTAATAATGCAGGATTTGGTTTAAACAATCCATCAGAAAGGGTTCACAGTATTGCAAAGGTAAGAGCAGATGAAGCATTCAATGTCAATGGAACAGATGGAATCGGTGGTGCAGGTGGTACGACTTACACATTTGGTGGTGGTGGTTCAGGTGATGTTGCTGACATCACAGTTCGAGGTGGTATAATAACAGCAATAAGTCTAGTTCCTTAAAATTTAATACTTTTACAATAAATTAATTATTAACTAAATATCGGAAAAGATGCAAAAATTAGAATTAACATTCACAGAAAGGTTTCATTTAATACAAATGATGCCACAAGAAGATTCACATGCAAATTTAATCATATGTAAATCCATTAAAGAAAAAATTAACATCACACCAAAAGAAGAAAAAGAAAACAACTTCAGTGTTGAAAAAAACATTTTGAAATGGACAGACACGGGAAAGAAAATTAAAGTTGAATTTAATCCAAGTGAGTGCAACTATTTAAGAACAAAATTAAAAGAAGCAAATGCAAACGCAAAATTGAACATTGGTTTGATTGATGTTTACACTGCTATTGTATAAATCTAAAAACTTAATAAAAATGCCTGAAGTAAAAATAAATAAAACACTTGCAAGACCTGATGGACAAAATGTTTCATCAGGTGCAATTGCTGTTTGTAACATACCACAGCAAATTGTTAATTCAAAACAAATTGTTTTTAAGTTGCAAATTTATGTGTCACAAACACAGCTTGACAATGGAAAACAACCGATTCCAAAACTTGATAAATTTCCAAGAATGAAATTGGTCAAACAATGTGATGAATCTGAATGGAATGCATTGAATGATGATGCAGGTGCAGGTGCTTTGGTTGGTCAATTTATGAAAGAATGCATTGACAGTGTTCTTGGTGATGGTTTCACTGAATTAATCGGTTAATCATGGACGATAAAGAAAGAATGAAGCCTGATTATGATGGTCTTTTAACACGTGAAGGAAGCACTGCAACACAGACACTTGGTGAATTTAATTTCTATGATGAAAACAGAAATGTGATTTTCACCTGCAAGACAATTGAACTTGAAGTTGACTGCAATGCTGTTCGTGATGATGCAATTCCAAATGGATTGTATAAGGTTGTTAAAAGGTATAGTGCAAAATACAAGGAACACTTTCACATCACAGGTGTTGAAGGGCGTTCTTTAATCCTAATTCACAATGCAAACTATTCAAGAGAACTTCTTGGGTGTGTTGGTGTGGGTCGTAAACACGTTGACATTGATGGTGATGGTCTGAAAGATGTTACAAGTAGCAAAGACACAATGAAAGAATTAATGTCAAAACTTCCTGATACTTGGATGCTTAGAGTAGTTCAAAAATGATTAAAAAACTAAATAACATAAAAAGGTCACGTCTAAAGATTGTCATTTTCTTTGGCGTGATTCTTTCGTTGTTGACGGCTTATGCAATCTTTGAAGGAATGGAAGGAACTGCAACAATTGGAATTGGACTTGTTGGTGCTTTAGCAGGTAAATTTGTACATGATGAAAGCAACAACCCTTCAAAAAATAGAAACAATGAATCAAACTGAACAAGACTTCAATGAAATGTCAAAGCACGTTGACCGTGTTGGTGGTTGTGTTGCTTGGATAGTGGCACTAATATCAATCATTTTATGCATTTGCCTTCTATCATCTTGCAATCCTTTTATTTCAAAAGAACTAAGACACAAGAAAAGATGCAACAAGAAACTTGAAAGGGTTGTGAAGAAGTGTCCTGAACTTTTAAAACCTGATACAATCACGGTTGTAATTCCTGAAGTAAAAATTGACACAGTTTTCAAAGTTGATGTTGACACACTAAAGACAACGGAAATAGTTCAAGCCTTGGACACAATAGTGACGTTTAAGGAACGATTGAAGTATTTGAACAAATATGTGACAGAAACAATTTATCTTGACACAAACGTTCTTATAGACGGTTATTTGATACACGTGAACCTTTTACAAGGTGAATTGTATGTTTCATTGCAAAAGCCTGAAGAAAAAATCTTGATACCTGATGAAGTAATTAAGCCAATTGAATACAGCTTCTTTGAAAAAGTAAGGATGGAACTATCAAAGTTTTATTGGTGGTTAATAATAGGCTTAGTCATTTATATCGGAATCGGAATGATTAAAAAGAAAATCAAAGACTGACATTTCCGATGTTGTGTTAAAGTCTTTGAACCTCAATCCTTGTGATTGGGGTTTTTTTATTACATTTGAACTTCAAGCCTGAATCATTTCTCTAAATTTGTATTTCAGCAAAACCCCTGAATCATTCGGTTTGGGGGTTTTATTTTAGAAATCACAAAAGTTTTTTCATTAAAAGTTTGTTTATTACCAAAAAAGATGTAGATTTGTAGTATAATTATTAACAAACAAATAGAGAAATGAGAAACTTAACAAACATTAATTGGGAATCAGAAAGAAAATTTGATGACATTCAAGAAGCAACAGACCTTTGTTATTCTGAAACAGATTGGAACTTGACTTTTGAATTTGAAGGTGAAAAACTTTTTGCAGTTGTTGACTTTGATGTGAACTTGTATGAACAAGGTGAAGAAGAAACGAATTCACTTTGTCTTGATGTTTTAGATACTAACATTATAATCAAACAAATTCTTGATGAAAATGATGAAGAATTTAAAATGTCAGTGAAAAAAGAAGTTGAACTTGCACACTTCCTTCAATCAGATTTAAAAACAGAATTTTAAATAAATCAAAAGGGGGTTTCACCACCCCCATTTTAAAACCTTAATATTTAGAGAAATGAAAATAAGAAAAGTAACATATTTAGATTTAAGCATTAGAGATTCAAAAGCAATAATTAATCAAGCAATAAAATTGGTTGATAAAATTGAAAAGAGAATTGAAAAAATCAAAGAACAAACGACAAAAAGAAGTCTTCTTTATAGCATAAAAGGAGAAATTCAAGTTCTGATTTGTGAAACACAAATGATGTTAAGCAATAGAAAGGATTTCATTGTGATTCATTCAAACTTTTATTCAGAAGAAACATTGGCATTTATGGAACAGTCAGGATTTAGCAAGTTGAAAGAATTTTCTGAAATAGTAAAAGACAAATAATTATGAAACTATCAATCCAAATTGAAATGCTTAAAACAATATGTGAATCATTAGGTTGGAAAATCAACAGAATTAGACAGTATAAAAGAGCAGTTCAGGTCAATCACGAAATGAATATATTTTTACAAGAAATTAAAATAATATTAAGATGAATATAAAAGAAGCAATTGAAGCCATTGCAGCATTTGAAACAATCACAGGATTCACAGCAGAAATGGTTTTGAAAGACAATAAAAAAATGAAGTCATTTTGTCAAATGATTTATGACCAATACAACCGTGATGGAAACAAAGAACATCTTCAAGAAATGTATGGTCAAGAAGTAATTGAAACAGTTATCAACTATAGTGTTGATAATAACCTAATAAAAATAGAAAATGAGTAATTTAAAAATTAAAGAAGCAATTAAATTCTTCAATCAAAACAGAAAGGTGAATGAACCTAAAATGACACAAGAATCACTTGGAAAAAAAGTTCTTCCTGAAATGGATGGAAAAACTGCAGGATGGTATGTGTCAAGATGGTCCAAAGGATTTGAAGAAGGAAAGTTAAAAATCAAAGAAATATTAACAATAAAAGAAGAAACAGGTGTTTCACTAGATTTTTTATTTGGTATTAACCAAAAAAAAGATTAAAAAAAGTTTGGTAATAACAAAAGTTTATTTATCTTTGAATCATATTAACAATTTAAAATTTAGAGAAATGAAAACATCAGAGAAATTTTTACAAGTACAATCATTCATTACACATTCAAATATTCCTGAAAATGAGAAATTACAAATCTTAGACAAGATGACAGAACTAGCCTGTGTAATTAAAGGAATTGATGAAGAAGGAAAAATGAAAGTTGAACTTGAATTGACAAAAGAAGAACTTGAAGATTTTCAAAGTTTCACAAGATGGTCAATCAGAAAAAGAGAAAGAGTTTTAAAAGAAGAAAAATGGTCACCAAACCTTGCTGAAATAGAAAGGTCAGTGATTGACAATGCAAAAGAAGTTCTTTCACAATTAAAATAGTATTAAAATTTAGAGAAATGATATTACAATTTATACACGACAACAGACACATAGAACATGAAGATATAATGTTAAACACTGTTGAATCAAAAAAGTTAATAGGACATTTAAAAGAAAGTGACTACAGGTGTTATCAAAATCACATCAACATATTTTCTAATGAAAATGAAAGTCTTTCTGAATGTGTTTCAAGAATTAAAAATATTATTAAAAAAATTTAACACTTAATATTTAGAGAAATGGAAAAAGAAAAAACAGAATTGCAAGTCATTAAAAAAGAATTTGCAGCAATCAAACCAAGATTTGTTGACCTGACAAATGAAGAAACTTTCACCAAAGAATGTTCATTTGCCCTGCAGCATTTTAACAAGAATAGATATTTAGACAAATCAACAATGGCATCAAAACTTGAATCAGTGATGAATGTTGCAATGTTAGGAATCACATTGAATCCTGTTCTTAAATTGGCTTATTTAGTACCAAGAAAAAAAGGAAATGATGTTGTTTGTCATTTAGAACCATCTTATCAGGGTCTTGTTAAACTTATAACGGACACAGGAAGTGCAAAAACTATCTATGCACACGTGGTTCATAAAGGTGATGTCTTTGACGTTTCATTTGGAACTTCAACACAAATAAAGCACACACCAAAATTTGAATCAAAAGAAATCGAATTTGCCTATGCAGTTGCTATTCTTCACGATGGAACACAGCAAGTTGATGTGATGCCAAGAAGCGAACTTGATGAAATCCGTGGAATGTCAGAAAGCTATAAGGCTTGGGAAAAGAAAAATTATCTTCCTTGCATTTGGAACACACATCACGGTGAAATGTGCAGGAAAACTGTCATCAAAAGACTTTGTAAATACCTTCCAAAAACAGACCATTGGGAAAAGATTTCAACTGCTATTGATTTAACAGACCAAGACTACAAGTGTACTGTCACACAAATGTCAATCATTGAAGGTCTTCTTGATACTGCTAACATGTTAGATTCAGAAAAGGCACTGATTGAATGTGACCTTGAATCAATGTCTTATCAAGCAGCACAGAAAACAATCGAATATCTTAAAGCAAATCAACTTGATGGATTAACACACACAGGAAAAGCAAGTCAGAAGGATATTGTTGCAAAGATTGATGAACATTGTGGACTTGAATAAGATGAACAGGAAAACAGAAAAAAATCCAACAGGTGTAGGTCTTGGAAAGTCTGAAGGAAGAATCAGACTTGAAAAGGCTGACTTGATTAAGTTGATGAAGAACTACCAAATGAAAGAAATTTCAAAAATGTATGGTGTTTCAATCACCTTGGTCAGCATTGTTCTTACAAATCAATTAATCGAAAGAAGCATTGGTTTTGAAGACATAATTGATGAATTCAGTGCATTAGATTATTTTCACAGCAAAGGTGCTTGGATGGATTCAGAAGAAAGAAAATCATTAAATCATTATAAGAATGGAAAATGATGAAAAACAAATAATAAACTTTTTTAAAATAATGATATTTTTTATTGCACTTTTAACAGTGTCAATGATAATCGGATTAATAAAAATTTAATATTTATAGAAATGAGCAAAGCAAGTATAAAAGCATTACAAAAGCAGATTGATTCAGGTAAATTGAACACAAATGCTTCATTAATTTTAGAATACATTCAAAAAAACGACACACAAGAAGAAGGAATTGACATGACAATGTTGGAAGATTATTGTCAACTTAAACAATCAACAATTACATCAAGAATGTCTTATCTTGAAGATTTAGGTGTCATTTATTCTGATGGTACAAGAAAGGTTAAAAATGCAAATGGTTATGAATTCACCTATTCACTTTTTTTTGCTGAATACGACCCTTTAAAACAAGAAATAAACCGTGATAAGCGTGAATTAATGAAGTTTAGAAGAACAGTCAAAGGATTAATGAAGAATTTTCCTAATAGGATTGATGAAAGTTTAATGGAAAAACTGAAAAATGCAATTCAAATTCAAGGTGATTTGTTTAATAATTAAATTTTATTATCTTTGAAGTCGAACTAAGAAAATTAAAATCATTCCGTTTCGCACACTAAGAATGATTTAAGAATTAAAAAACCTTTTGGTGGATAGGAGTGCGAACCTTGAAACCGAAAGGTTTTTTTATATCTAAATGAAAAATACACAATACATCACAATACAAGGTTGGATGGTTAATGACCTGAAACTGAAAGGAAATGACTTGATAATTTATGCAATCATTTATGGATTCAGTCAAGACGGTGAATCAAAGTTCAATGGTTCTATTGAATACATCAGAAATGCAATTAATTCTTCACGAGGAACTGTAATTAAATGCTTAAAAGTATTAACAGAAAAAGAGTTAATCATTAAAGAAAAAGTAAGCAAAGGAAAAATTCACTTTTGTCTTTATCAGGCTAACTTAATCAAAGTACAAAATCTATACAATCAAAGTATAAAAACTGAACTTCCAAGTGGTACAAAAACTGAACCCAATAATACTACTATAAATACAATAGAATATAGGAAGAAAAAATTCATTGATTCGGTTAAACCTTACGAATTAAAATATGGTGTTAATATGTTGAATGCATTTTATTCTTATTGGACTGAATTGAATAAGAAAAAAACAAAAATGCGTTTTGAACAACAAACATTCTTTGAAGTAGGTAAAAGACTTGCAACTTGGAATAAAAATAATAAAAAAGGCGGTGATGAAGGCGGTGGAACTTTCGATGCCTCACAATATACAAATTAAAATAAATTAGAGAAATGACAGATAAAAATAAAAATATTAGAACAAGACCAAGAAGACCACAATTTCGTCAAGTTGATACGGACCACGGAAAACTTCCTGCACAAGATGTTGAAATGGAAGAAGCAATTCTTGGTGCAATTATGTTGGAAAAAACTGCAATGCATAAAACACAGAAAATTTTATCACCTGAAGTTTTTTACAAAGAAGCACATCAAAAGATTTATTCTTCTTGCATAGAACTTCAAAACAAAAATGAACCAATTGACATTTTGACTGTCACTACTCAATTAAAAAAGAATGGTGAACTTGATTTGATTGGTGGACCTTATTACATTTCACAACTAACAAATAGAACTGCAAGTGATGCACACATTCAATCACATTCAATGCTTTTATTAGAACACTACATCAAAAGAAAGCACGTGAAAATTGGAACTCAAATGATTATACAAGGTTATGACCCAACAGTGGATATAATGGACACAAATGAATTGATTTCAACTTCAGCAAACGAACTTCTTCACATTATTGAACCAAGTTCTGAAAAGAGTAATTCAGATTTGATTCGTGAAGTGATTCATCAAATGGAGTATGCAAAAAAACACGATGGTGTCAGTGGTATAAAATCAGGGTTTCACCAACACGATGAAATCACAAATGGATGGCAAAATTCAGATTTGATTTATATTGCTGCACGTCCTTCAATGGGAAAAACTGCTTATGTATTAGCACAAGCAAAACACATCACAGTTCACGAAAAGAAACATGCTGCATTTTTTAGTCTTGAAATGAGTGCAGACAAATTGATGAAAAGACTGACTTCGTGTGAAACTGAAATTCCTTTGGAAAAGATTCAGAAAGGAAATTTGGATGCAAATGAATTAACACAATTTCATAAAAAGGTTGGTGTCCTAGAAACAGAAAAACTTCATTTCTTTGATGATATTAAGTCAATCCAAGGAATCAAATCAAAGTGCCTTGAAATGCATCTAAATAAAAAATTAGACATTGTATTTATTGATTATCTTCAATTAATAGAACACCCATCTTTTAAAGGAAATCGTGAAGGTGAAGTGTCAAAGATTTCAAGAATGCTGAAACTTCTTGCAATGGAATTAAATGTTCCAATTGTTTGTTTGTCACAGTTGTCAAGAAAGGTTGAAGAAAGGTCATCAAAACGTCCACAATTGTCTGATTTACGTGATTCAGGTTCAATTGAACAAGATGCAGATGTTGTTGAATTCCTGATGCGACCTTCTTACTACAAAATGAAGAATGTTCCTGAAGAACTTGCCTTAATTTTGATTCAAAAACACAGAAACGGAAGTCTTGCCACTATCAATTTGAGATTCAAAGGTGAATGTGTCCGTTTTGAAGATTGGGAAGGAACAACCGCAAAACCATTTGACCCAAATGATTTGGGTGCAAATGACGATTTACCTTATTAAAAAATTATTATGGACTTAATTGAAAATAAATACCTTGATTGTAGATTGATTGAAAACATTCCAACATATTTGATTCATTCTGTTGGTTCAGATTTTTTATTTATAGATTCTTTAAGAAAGAAAGAAGGTTCTGCACTTGGATTCATACCAAAAGCAGTTTATGAAAGTATTTTGGAAAGAAAAAGGGTTGCAAATCGTGACAGGTGGAAATATAGTGAAATAATTATGACGGTTGATAATAATGACAGAACAGGTTTCTGCTATTTTACCTATGCAAAACAAGATGTCCACATTCAACAAATAGTGATTCAAAATGATGCAAGGCGTTTTCATAGGGCATTAATGATGTTGGACTATGTTGAAAAAAGGGCAAAAGAGTTAGGAAAAACATCAGTGACAGCAAGGGTTGCCATTGATTTGGAAAGCAATATGTTTTGGAGTGGTTGCGGTTATAAAATTTTAGCAACAACAACAAGCACATTTTTAAATCAAAAAGAAAGTAAATCAAAAAGACAATTGCACTATTATGTTAAAGACATAAATTCATTATTTATGTAAATGATGAATTAACTTAATAAAAACTAAATAAATATATTATGGATATAGAGGAAATAAAAGAGAAAAAAGAAAATTTAATTAAGTTGTATTTAACAGATAGTAATAAACCTAAAAAATATTGGGTTAATTTATCGGTTTACAATAATCAAATAATAGAAGAACTAACAAAAGAGAATGAGAACAACGAAAAAACTTTGACGACTTGGATGAGAATGGAGCAAAAGTTACAAAACGAAAACACCAAGTTAAAAGAGAGTAAAGAAAATGATATGCAATACTATTATGAATATTGTAATAAAAATGGATATGTTACACCAAATAAATGGCTAAAAGAACTTAAACATTATTAACCACCTATTATAATAAAAGGATAAAATAAAAGATATATGGAAGTTGTAAGGGATGGATATAAAGGATTAAACTTTAAAAAGAGAGTTTATAATTGCAGCACTTGTAAAAAGCCGTTTAATTGGGATAAAAATTCTTCTTGGTATGGTAGCTATAAAATGCTTGAAGATACACCCGAAAAGATAAAATACTTTTGTAGTGATAAATGCCAAACAATAAAACATTAATAAGATATATTATGGAAGCAGGAAACAAATTCAATGAAATAATAAATGATTCAATAAGCAAAGCAAGTGAAGGACTAAGCCACAAAATTGATGCTTATTTGCTATCAGATTTGAAAAGAATGTCAAATTTAGGGGTTTTAGAAATACACCAAGAACAACCCGAAATAATGCCATTTGATGAAAACAAAAACTCAATTAGTATTAGTCAAAAAATTAGGCTTTATTTCAAAGGTGAAGAAACTATCAAAGAGTTAAAAAAAGAAATAGAAGAATTAAAACAAGGTTTAAGCATTAGAGATATGCACGACCAAGCAAATTCAAAATTTCCTATGCCAAGCCAAACAGGAAAAAAATCGGCTTTTATTGAAGGTGCAAAATGGTACAGGGAAACATTAAAAGAAATAAAACTTTAGAGAAATGAAAGAACAATTTGACAGTAGTGAAGAAATGCACCTTTTTTGGTGGTTAACAGAATTAAAGGAAGCAGGATTCATTGAAACAATAGAAACACAACCAAGTCCTTTTCCATTGTCTGAACAGATATGGTGTGAATATGAAAAGCAAATGAAGACCAAGACCAAGATGGTTAATGAAGAAGTTATGAAAGGACACATTTACACAACAGATGTTTTTGTTATTTGGAACAAGAATGCATTGAATAAATTCACAACACTGATTGATTCACCTGTTCAAAAGGTGCATAAAAGGTCAATGAAATACATTATTTCACAAGAAAAAGATGGTGTGATTTATTCCTTCATTGAAGTGAAACCATCATTTGACCAAAACAACATGACACGTCTTGCAAAAATCAATCAAAAGTGGGTTTGGGAAAAGTTCAGGACTTATGTGAACATTGTAATTCCATCAAAGCATTTCAACAAAACATTCACACCAATGAAGTATTTCTTCACAGACAAATCAGGTGCAAACAGGTCAATCAAATATGACAATATTAAAACACTGAAAGAATTTCTGCAGGAAGGAAATTTCATTGAAGGATTTGGACAAGAAGAAGATAATCCTGAAAATTTGTTATTTTGATTTAAGTTTTATACATTTACCGAACATTAGAGAAATGGCAATCAAAAACCTACATATAAAACCGTGTTAACCTACGAAGGTTATTGCAAAACGGACAGCAAAGGACAACTTTTCATTTATAACAGAAATCTGTTTAATGACTTCTTTGGACAAAACCCATCAAAAGATTTTGTTTTTAAAATTGAGGCTGTAAGCAGTAAGCCAAAGAACAAAATGATTGCATATTTGAATGCAGAAGTTCTTCCAAAAGTAGTTTCAGGATTCAGAACACTTGGTGAAAATCACAACACAATTAGTGTTGTTCAGGAATTAAAAAAGTATTGTCCTGTTCTTCATCATTACCAAATAATTGATGGAAACCTTTTACCTGTTTCACGTGAACTTGAAGAATTAAATTATTTCGAACTTAAAAGATTGATTGATGAAATTATAATATTTGCATCAGAACAACTTGAAACTAAAATTGACGAACCAAAATAGTAATTAATTAAATTTTATAAAATGAAAAGACCAAACAACTTCGCTTTGACGAAAGTGAAAATTATCAAGAACGGTGGTTTAGATGTGACCTACCGTGAAACAAAAACTGACAAAGGCATCACAGACACAATTGACATCAACATCAAAAACACGGTAAATCCACACCCTGATTTGGTTGACAAGATTGGTGAACTTAAAGAATATTTAACAAAGTGTTATGGCTTTGATGATGTGATTAAGGTTGCAAAGTCTAAAGGTCTGCAGAAAGGACAGATGGATGCATTCAAAAAGGTTTTAGAAACCATTGAAAATGTTCACAAAGAACAGATGAAGAAAATTGCAATCACTTCTGTTTCAATTAATGGTGTTGTTGAAAATGACAAAGACAAGCGTTCTGTTGTTATATCAGGAACACACTTGATGGAAAACAATTCAAAGACTGCATTAAACAGTCCAAGAATTAAGTTAAACACAAATCAATTCAAATTTGAAGCAGATGTTCAGGACATAATCAATGACCTTTCAGAAGAAGTGTCATTGTATTTATTTGACGGAAAGAAAGCACAACTTGAATTATTTGGTGAAAACAAGAAATTGAATCAAGACTTCATTGATGGTAAAATTTCAAAGATTGATGAAAAAGGTGAAGTGATTGAAAAGAAACCAAGCAAGAAGCAGGAAAAGAAACCTGAAGCAGCCTAAAAACCAAAACCAATAAGGTGAGAGGCACACACAAACTTGGCTAACAATCCAAGAAGTTCGAAGGTTCGAATCCTTCTATTGGTACTAAAAAAAAGAAGTATGCCACGATGTAAAAACGAAAACTGCAAAAGAAAGTTTATTGCAAAACAATTCAATCAGAAGACCTGTTCAAAAGATTGTCAAACAGAATATGAAGACCAATTTGAGCAGACAAGCCTGAATCAAGTTTCTGAAAAAAGAAAGGAACAAGAAAAGATTTACAAGGTTGTAAGAAAAGTTCATCTTGACAGCAATCCAAATTGTGCAGTTTGTGGTGAACAAGCAACAGAAATTCATCACAAGAATGGAAGAAATGGTGAAAGATTAAATGATATTAAACACTTTCTTTCAGTTTGCAGGGGTTGTCATACATACATACACGAACACCCTAAAGAATCAAGGGAAAAAGGATTTTTAATTTAAAACTAAACAATATACAAATGTCAAAAAAAGAGAAAAAGAAAGAACAAATCAAGGTATTAAACGAACACCAATTGAATGAACTTGGTATAATACAACCAAGGTTAAGAAGAAACCAAAGAATCTTCATTAAACTACCTGTTGAAAGGAAGAGGTTGAAAAGGTTAAGAAGCGAACACAAATGGAAGTTGGTTGCAAATGGTTTCAACCCTAAAAAAAGAATGAATTTATCTGAACCGCAAACCTTAAAATTTACATCATGAGAAATAAAATTATTTTTGCAATAGAAATCTGTTGTGTCATTGCATTTATTCTTCTGTTCCTAATAAAACACTTCTTCAGTGAATCATTTGGATGGTCAATTGTCACATTTCCGTTGGTTTTTATGGGTCTTTTACGGCTTTTTGTGGTGTTTTTAGTAGCAATTTATTCAATAGGTTCACTTTATAGATGGTTAAAATGGAAAATAACAGGAAAAGTCAAGATAAAAAAGAAGGTAAAAACAAGAAGAAGAAAGAGGGGTCAAGGTATGAGAGTTTAATTTTGACCTTAAAACTATCATTCATAGAATTTGACCATCTTGGTTGGTGTTGGATTTATGGATTTGGGTTTGATAAGTATGGCAACCTTTATCAACGAAAAAAAATAGAAGATGTCTAAACTAATAACAATAATAAAAAAAGCACCTGCAGTTGCAGAAGGTGTCATCAGGTCCACCTTAAACATCAGAACCACCATAATGGTTCACCGTGAAGAAAACTATTGCAAAAAGTGTCCTTTATCACATAATGCAGAAGGCAATTACACAGGACATTGTGATTCAAAGAAAGGTGGTTGTGGTTGTGGTATATCTGCAAAGACATCACAGAATCAAGAACCTTGTCCATTAGGATTTTGGGCGTGTGATTGGTTCAAACCTGATTTATTCAACGAATTTTTAAAAAACAACCCAATAAAATGAGTAGAAAAGAAAGAAGAAAACAAGAAAGACTTCAGAATGCTAAAGGAATGAAGACAATTACAACACCACTATCTTTCACCAAGGAAGAAATGGAAAGAATGTTGAAAAGTCAGAACATCAGAATTATGGGTGTGTTGTATGATGTGCCTATTTTCCAAATAAAAAGGTTTTTAGCTGAAGAAAAGTTTGGAATGCAGGTTTATACATTCCACCGTTCAGAAGACCAAACAGTGAAAGAAGATATTTATTAAGATGGTAGGTCAACAGGTTTTATTTAGTAAAGGAAAGAATGATGAATGCTACACATTGCAATACGGTGTTAAACCTATTTTGAAGTACATTCCACAAGGCAAAATCATTTGGTGTCCTTTTGATAAGGAAGAAAGCGAATTTGTCAGAATGATAAGCAAAACAAATGAAGTTGTTTATTCACATATTGATGAAGGAAAAGACTTTTTTCAATACGAGCCTGAACATTTTGACATTATAATATCAAACCCACCATTCACCAACAAAAGAAAGTTTTTTGAACGTGCAATCAGTTTTGGAAAGCCGTTTGCACTTCTAATGACAAACACTTGGTTAAATGATGCAGCACCAAAAAACCTGTTCATGGATATTGACCTTCAACTTTTAATGTTTGATAGACGAATGCTTTATGAAAGAAAAGGAAAGATTGACAAGAAGATAACTTTTTCAAGCAGTTATTTTTGTTATAATTTCCTTCCTAAACAGATAATCATGGAAAAACTAATTAATAATAGATAGATATGAAAACAATAAAAATTTTTTTAATATTATCAACCTACGGAAGTTTATGTGCTTTTTGTGGTTATTTATATGGAAATGATAAAACCGTTCAGGAACGTGCAAATGAAATCTACATTGATAGAATAAACGAACTTTGTAAATTTAAAACAAAGCAGTTGGAAATCTACATGCCAATAGCAATAGAGAAAAACGCAAAAAAATAATTTGTTAACTTTGATTAACACAAACACGGAAAACAAAAATGGCTATAGATAAAGAAAAGACCTACAAGAAAGCATTAAAAGAAGCAGCAGACCCAAATGTGTACTTCATTGAAGATGTTGTTGCTTTAATCGGTATAAGTAAAGATTCTTTTTACAGATTATATCCAACAGGTTCAGACGAATATGACGCAATTTCAGACCTTTTAACAACAAATAGGATAAAAACCAAGAAGAAGATAAGAAAGAAGCTGTCAGAGGGTTCAAAAGCACCTGAACTGATTGCATTGTATAAGCTAATAAGCACGACTGAAGAAAGAAAGAAATTGTCATCTTCTTACATTGACCACACAACTAATGACAAGGAGATAAAACCAACACAGGTCATCAACTACAACAATCTATCTGAAGAAGCATTGAAGGAAATAATTGAAAACAGTGAAACACCTGAAGAAGAACCAAAAAAGAAAGACAAATGATACTATTTACAATCACAACAGGTCCAATGATTCCGTTGGCAATAATCGGAACAATCTTATACATTTATTTCCTTACTAGGAATACAAGCATAAAAAACTGAAAGAACACGGTCATTGCTGAAAAGTATGTTTTATTTTGTCGGTGATGGTGTTTGAATAGGAATACAATAATAAACTAAAACAAAAGAGAAATGACAAAGCAAGAACAAATCAACGAACTGAAAGACGAAATCAGAAAGAACAACATCAGGTTCAAAAGCCACAAAGATGAAATCAAAGAACTGAAGAAGAAGCACCGTGATGAAATAAAAGAAAAGAATGAATCCATCAATGCTGAAGTTGAAATTGTCAACGAACTAGAAGAAAAGTTAAAAGAAGCAAAAATTGAAATTGGAAATCAAAAATCAATTGTGCATTTGCGTAATTCTGAAATAAAGGAACTAAATAAAGAAAATCAAAAATTGTGGCAATCTGAATGTAGCAAGTCAACCGAAATTGATGAACTAAAAGCAGGAATCATTGGTGTTGTTAAAAAACTGAATTAAGATGGAAGAATTAAGAACACTTTACAACTACAGAATAGTTAAATTCAGAAATGCACTTGGTAAAACAAGACACCGTGCAGAATATTCAAAACCTTTAACATTATTTCAGAGGATTAAAAGATGGAAGCCTGATTGGAAAATTGTTTACACGACTTATCTTGACCAAAGAGATATGAACGAAAAAGAACAATTGAAATTTGCACAAGAACAAATTCAAGACCATAAAGCAAACAATACTTGGATTGAAGAAATCATAATTTTTGAATGAAACGACCTGTCTTTGTAATAGAAAAATCACAACCTGTTCAGGGTAACACATTCAACTTTAAATTGTATGCAGAAAGCCTTTGTCAACACACATACATCTTCCATAGAAGAAACAACAAAGGACAACCAATTTATAAATGTGTATTTTGTGAACGAAAAACTTATGATATAAAAATATAATTATGAAACCAACAACACTTGAATTTAAGAAAGCAGCAAAAGGAAAGCACACACACGTGAGATTCACCTATGATAAAGACCGTGAAAAAAAGATAATTACCAAAGAAGTTCACGAAAAGACTTATCCTAATGAATCAGACAATGCAAAGAAAACTGAATATTTAATTGTTAAGAAATGAAAAGAATTGACAAAATAGGATTCATTGCATCTTTCGGATATATTGCATCAATGATTTGGTTTGTATCAACAGGAAGTCTTATGTCAAATTATTTCCTTCTTGGTGATTTAGTTCTTCTAATATTCTTTATCTTAATGAAGAAAATTGAGTAAATAATGAACATAGACGTTGAAGAAGCAAAAAAGGCACTAGGAAGAAAAAGCCTTCTGAATTATACCAAACACACAATGGATGGTTTTCAGGCTGAACCATTTCACGAAGTTTATTACACTGTTTTAGATAAGTTCGCAAAAGGTGAAATCAAGAAATTGATTGTCACAATGCCACCACAACACGGAAAATCTGAAGGGTCAACAAGAAGACTTCCAACATTTATGCTAGGACACAATCCTGATTTAAGGATAGCAGTTGCATCATACAACACACCATTTGCAAGAAAGTTCAACCGTGACTGTCAAAGAATAATTGATTCAAAAGATTATCATGATTTATTTCCTGAAACAATATTAAATCAGTCGAATGTTGTGACTGTTTCATCTAACTATTTGCGTAATTCAGACGAATTTGAAGTGGTTGAAAAGAAAGGTGGACTGAAAGCAGTTGGACGTGGTGGACCACTAACAGGAAACCCCGTTGACATTATGATAATGGATGACCTTTACAAAGATTATTCTGAAGGAAATTCACCTGTTGTCCGTCAAGCAGTTTGGGATTGGTACTTGTCAACAGTTAAAACAAGGCTGCACAATGATAGTCAAGAACTGATTGTCTTCACTAGATGGAATGAAGATGACCTTGTTGGTCGTTTAGAAGAATCAAAATCAGAAAATGTTGTCACTATTTCTTCACTGAAAGAACTTGAAGGAATAAATCCAAATGATTGGGTCAAGGTTAATTTTGAAGCATTGAAAGAATCAGGAACAACAGAAATTGACCCACGTGAAACAGGTCAATCACTTTGGGAAACAAAACATTCTGCAGAAAAACTTCAGAAGACAAAGAACCTTGATGTTGAAAACTTTAATTGTCTTTACCAAGGAAACCCACTTTCAAAAGAAGGTATGTTGTACCGTGACTTTCAAACTTATAAAGCAATACCACAAACCAATGAAACAAAGAACTACACAGATACAGCAGACACAGGTGATGACTTTCTTTGTTCGATTAATTATAAAATTCCAACCAATCCTGACAATAAAAGCATCTACATCACAGACATTCTTTACACTGACAAACCAATGGAAGACACAGAAGGATGGACTGCAGAAATGTTGAACCGTGGAAAAGTTGACCTTGCTGAAATAGAATCAAACAATGGTGGACGTGGATTTGCACGTGCTGTTGAAAAGATGGTTGGACCAAACACAGTCATTGATTGGTTCAGTCAGAATGAAAACAAAGAATCAAGGATTCACACAAGGAAAGCTGCAGTGATGAAAAGAATCATTTTTCCTGATGGGTGGGAAATAAGATTTCCTGAATTTTATAAGCACATAACCAACTACAAAAAACTATTCAAAGCCAACAAACAAGATGGTGGTCCTGATGTTCTGACAGGAATTGTTGAAAGAAATGATGGTGGTGAATTTTGGGTCTTGTAAAAGTTTTCACATTTTAATTTGTTTTTGTCATTTATTATTTCATATTTTTGTAGTCAATAACATCGGAATCAAATCAATTGTTATTGAATGAATAGATGGCAAACCGCTTGGAAAGCGTTAACAAATCCAAATGCACCATTCGAAAAATGGGGGTCAGACATATTTTACAAGTTCGGATTCAACTTTGGAAACCAAGACCTTGGTAACTTATATCGAAAAGGCTTTCAATCAAACACTTATATTTATGCAATCATCAACAGAATTGCTGAAACTGCTGCAGATATTCCAATAATAATAGAAGCACACAGGGCAAATGGTGACATTGATATAATAAAAGAAGGTGAATTTTATGACTTTGTTCACAGACCAAACCCTGAAAACAACTACAAGTCTTTCAAATATCAGTCAATTGTCAATCAATTAGCTGCAGGAAATGTGATGCAATATGCATTAAAACCAACAGGATTTGAAACAGTTTCAGAGGCTTGGAACTTACAACCACAACATTTCACTGCTGAAGTAGTAAGTGAAATCTATGGTCCAAGGGTTACAAAATACATCTATTCACCTGATGGTGGAAATTGGAACATTGAACCTGAAAACATAATGCATTTAAAAAAGTTCAATCCAAATCCTGAAGGTTCAGATGGATGGCTTGGAATGTCACCATTAATGGCAGGATTTAGAACAATGACTGCATCAAATGAAACAATGACTGCTGCAGCATCTTTTATGTCAAACAAAGGAAGTTCAGGAATGCTGACATCAAAATCAGATAGAGCATTGACAACCAAGGAAAAGGAAATGATGGACAATGCATTGAAAGGAAGAATTGGTGGTTCAGAAAACTTTGGAAAGATTAATGTTACATCAGGAAACTTTGACTTCATCAAGATGGCAATGTCACCACAGGAACTTAAATTGATTGAAATGAATGTTCTTTCACTTCGTGATTTGTGTTCGATATATGGTGCTAAATCAAGAATGTTCAATGACCCAAAAGGAAGTTCATTCAATAATGCAAAACAGGATTCAAAAGACTTTTATTTGAATGCAGTGTTGCCACCTTTAGAAATGGACCTTGACCACTTCAATGCATTTTATGCACCTGCTTACAGCAAACAGGATGGTGTTGTTTACAAAGTCAGACTTGACCTTTCTTCAATTGATGTACTTCAGGAAGACCAAGATAAGAAAGTTGAAAAGCAAAGAAAAAGAAGTGAAATCATTCGTGAAACACTAAAAGGAATCGGTCAATTTTGGACTGAAGAAAGTGCAGTTGAACAACTTATGGACACGTTAAAAATGACTGATGAAGAAGCAAAAAAGATTGTAGATACAAGACCAACAATACCAAATCAAAATGGAAACTAAATTTAAAATACCTACCATAAAACAGAAGAAAGACAAACACTTTGTCATTAAGAAAGTAGAAGGTCAAAA